ACTGTTGGTGGTTTAGGTTTATTAGGATTAGGTACAGCAGCTGCAACAGGTAGGACTGCACTGGCGCCGGCTGGTAGAGCAGCATTTACAGGTATCAGAGGGGCTACAGCTGCAGGGACTATAGGGGTCTTAGCGAGTAGACTGCATACCCCCGTGGTCGGTACTGAGGGTACTATGAGTGGGTCCACTATACAACAGTTGAGGTCAAGAGAGCAGGGGTCCGGTCGGAGGCTTCCCTTATCTACTAGAGCTGGTATAGCAAGTAGAGCAGGGTTACATGCAATCGGCCCAAAAATACCATTGGTTGGTGCTGGAATCGTTGGTGGTTTAGAATATATGGAAACCGGGGATTGGAGAAAGGCAACTACCCGCGGAGGGGGGACCGCAGCCGGCATGGGCGTCGGTGCAGCTGTTGGTGGTGTAGTAGGTCTTATCTTCCCGCCTGCTATACCGGCGCTAGCCACTATTGGTGGTGTTGTTGGTGGTCTTATTGGTGATCATCTTGGAAAGAAGGGGGCTGATGCTTGGTTTGAAGACAAGCGAGAACAAGATAAAAAGGCTGATATAAAAACAGAAGAAAGTCAAATAACATTAATGCAACAATTAGAACGAATGTTTCCTGGTAAAGATACAGTTTATAACATGGAAACGGGACAAGCATCAAAAGAAGGAACAGCAGTGCAGCAGAGAGGAGACATGATTTCAATCGCATTAAACAGTCAAAGAATTCTCGAGGATATAAATAAGAAAGAAAATCCAGGCGCGCCGGCTCCCAGTTTAATACCTGTACCAACTAATAATAATAATACTGATTCAACTACCGCGGTAGAGTACGCTAGCGGTCAAGATAAGTTCTTATCCTCATATTTAGCTAATATTGGATAATATTTAGCACAAATAACATTGGTGATTAAATATTATTAATGGCAGGACAAAAAGGACAGCAAATAGGACAACCAGGCTCAGTTGGTGCACCCGGGGCACTTGGTAGCGCTGGTATACCTAGGAGATATGACATAGTCAATGAATATGCTTGGACTACAGTTCCTAAGAATTCAGAACTACGTGCTGAAGCACCTAATGCTTATGTTACAGGGTACCGGCTGCAATTTTCACAACTACAACAGTTTACAGAAGGTTATATAGGTCTGGTTCGACAGCAGACTGCCAACAATAAAAAAAACCCTATACAAGAAGGTTTAGATTTTTATAAAAATCTATATAAACCAGGGACTAATAATACAAAAATTAATTTTAATTTTCCTTATTTTGATAATAACATAAGAAACTTTGCAAATAATTTTGATGATACGTTTTCTAAAGTAAGTAGCCGTGGAGCACAGTTTGGGGGACCATTAGCAGATGTCTTTGGAGGTTTGGAAGGCAGCATAATTGGAGGAGCTGCAGCGGTCAGTCAATTTGGATCAACTATGCTTAATACGCAGCTAGGAGATACAAGCAAAGGAAGCTTTGGCGGAATAGGTAAAGCAATTGGTAGGGTAGCTGACGCATTGACGAACACTAATAACGTTGCGGGAACGTATATTGAAACACCTAAATTTTATCAATATGAAAACACGGATGCTCCTTTGAGGGTACAATTTATATTAGCAAATACAATTGATGAAGGAGATGCTGAAAGGAATTTACAGTTTATAAGACAGTTTACCAAAATTAATAGACCTACGAGACTGGGGCCTATAGCAATGACCTTTCCTTACATTTACCACGTTGAAGTACCTTGTCAAAGATATATAGAATGGGCTTTCTTACAGGATTTTAGCGTAGAATTGTTAGGCACTAAAAGAAAAGTCCGGAATCAAAGTGGTGGGTGTACTATAGTACCAGAAGCTTACGGTTGTTCATTTGCATTTAAGTCATTAACAGTTGAAGCGGCTAACTTCATGGAGGATGATTTGTTATGTGACAATAACTGCGCGTTTGAAGAATATACAGCGAAGCAGGATAAATCGGATACAAAGATCATAGAACGCGCAGAAAAGTGGAAACGTGAGGACGATGAGATAGTTCAAGGCTATTGGACTCGTGAGAGAAATAAAACACAAATCCCTGGAGAAAATAAGGGAGGATCACCAGGTAATACTGGATCTGGAGAATATGTACCTAAGGTGAATGAATATGTACCTAAGGTGAATGATAAATCAATACCTAAGGTGAATGAATATGTACCGCCAGATAACCAAAAGCAGGAGGAACAATCTAAAGACCCTTTTAAGATTGTTCCTAATGTGTTTGAAGATTCTGTTTCTATAGAAACAGAACCTGACTTTAGTGGAAGGATCACGTCACCACGTAAGGGTAGATTTGATGCTACTAAGGAGGGTGGTAATTGGGCTAATCCTAATAAACCAGTAGATGAGACTAACCGCCCGGGGACAAATTACAACAAAGACGGCTGGGAAACGATTGACATTCAATCACATAAAGCACGAGAACCGAGACAGCCATATAAAGGTGGTGGACTTAACTCTAATGCACCTAAGCGTGACCCGGGCCTTATTCTTCCAGGTGATCCGCGATGGAAAGGAGGAGGTGATAATCTATCTAAAGAAGATAAAGAAGCCATTGAAAGGTTACAGGGAGGTGGGTAAATAAAATTATGAGCTTAACAGGAAAAACAGGACAGTATCAAGATAAAATACCCGGATTAAAGAACTTACCTCTATCGAGGTATGAGCGCATATTTAAATTATACACTGAAGGTAAACAGGGTAAGCAGTTTTACTTTTATAATATATTGAATAAAATTGAAATGCCCGACAACATCGATTCTAGTATTTTAGATACATATGTAGTAAATGCTAGAGAGCCGCTTACAACCACTTCTTATAATATTTACGGTGATATCGATAGCTGGTGGTTATTGTATCTCCTCAATAAAGATCTATTAAGTAAGAAATTCTATGCACCTCCTGGGACTCAATTACAATATATCTTGCCTAGTAGTAGAGAATTAGTATACCAACAGATAACTAATATTACTATACATAATAATAAACATTTTTAATGGCAGGTGAGGTAACAGATAAAATTTTTAAAATAAATGGAGAAGATTATAAATGCGAATTCATTTTGTATAATTCTGTAGATGGTAAAGATCATCGTAGTGCAATACACTTAACAAAGGGTGCATTAAAGTCTCTCGTTATAGAAGAAAATTTATTTGAGCCTTTTATAACTGCAACAGCTATTATAAACAACCCCGTTGATATGATCGAAGAGCGGTTAGTAACAAAGGGAAATGGTACAGATAGACTTTTTATATCTTTTTATTCTGAGGAGGACCCTAAATTAAGAGGTTCTAAAGAAAAATATATAGTATCAGAATCAATTAAAGTGGAATATGAATTTGTAATAGTGGGTGAGTCTAATAGTGTTAGTGAAACAGATAGGTTTGGTAACTTTAAAATTTATGATCTTGTAGATTTAAACTATCATAAACTAAATTCAAGAGTACCTTTCGAGGAAACAGATGGAATTCCCAATGAGTTTTATGGTAAACCTATTGGTGAGATAATAAAAAATTTATTAAAAACAAACCTAGGCGAGGGTGTTGTTGACGATGATCCGACTGAGGGTAATTGGGATGATGGGAACCATATAACTGTTAGACAGCCTGAAACGTTTGATTCTTTAAAGACATTTGATTTTAGAACTTCAGATTTAATAAAGTACTTGCTTAGTATATATTATAAAGATGAATCTGGTACTGCGGTTCAGGGTATATTACACTACAACCGCATAGATGGTATAGGTTTAAAGCAAAATGCATTTTCTTTACGACCTATTTCTACTATATTTAAAGATAATAAAAATAAATTAACTGAAGGGTTTAAGATAGGCGAGTTAGATAATAAAGAGGAGGGAGCCGGTACTAATAAAAACAACCCAACGCTAATTAACTCAAAATTAGGGTTTTCAAATATAAACCAATCACAGCTACCTAATACTAGTTTATCCACACCTATGTTTAATTACAGTAATAGGTATTTTATAAATTATAAAGTTAATACACATGAGGTAGTGTCAGGTAACATAGATATAACAATATTAAAAATAGCAGATAAGAAAAAATCTTGGGGCAAAATATTTGTAGATGAGGCTTTTAGCGCAACCGGAGGTAAACCGATTGCATTTATGCCGCTAGATTTGAATAGTTCAAAATATAAAACTATAACTTACCCGTTTAGTCATAATGTTAACGTAAAATTAGCAGAAGCGCAAATGATGTCAAATTTAACATTTTTAAACTTACAGTTGGGTTTCACAAATTTAGGATTTACAAGGAGGTCATGCTCACAATTTATCGATATCATTAGACCAGCTGGCAGTACTGAGATCCGGCAGTACGATAGTAAAAAAAAGAAGTTCATAGATATGCCTGGATTTCAAGATGCCAAGTTATTAGGGAGATGGCTTGTAACTAATTGCCGGCATGAGTTGATAGGGGATAGATATTTAAATGCTATACAGTGCGTTAAAACATATGTAGGGCCAGATTTGGAAGGATTAATACAATGAGCTTTAATCCTTCACAATTGGTGAACAAGCAACTTAATGATCTTAAGGGTAAGGTAAAGATTGGTAAAACACCCGGCCTTAATCTACCTGGCGGGGTTATGGGTGACATAATAGGTGTGATTGGTGCACCACAAAACTTATTAACCAAGGCCATAGGTTTAGCTACTGGAGGTATTGGCGCTATACTAGCCCCGGTAATAGGTATAATAGATAATAAAGTAGAAATATTACGAGCCCTAGAATCTACAAAAAATCAATTTGACTGTTTAATATTAAGTGACTGTGATGGTAAACCTCACGGACCTCTAGGAGGCGTGTTTTCTGATCTCGAGCAAAACTTTATGGAATCGTTTCAAAAGGTCTACCAAAAAGGTCTTAATGAGCTAAATCGATTTGTTGATAGAATAGATAAATTTGGAGACGGTCTTAGTGATTCATCACTAATTTATTATACAAACCAATTAGCTCATGGCCCCATGGGTGGTTTCTTAGAGAGCGTTGGCGCCACTAGTGGGTTTTTTGCTCCTGTATCAGATTTAATTGGACAATTAGGAAACGCCACTAAGTCAAATTCTTCTACTCCAGTTTTAAAGGGGATTGCTTTAAACACTACAAATGATATGTTTAATAAATCACCACAGTTTGTGCAAGATCTAATAGTAGACGCTACTAAGGTAGTTACATCTGTGTATAACTTTAATTTTGAAAGTGTTGTTATAAACGATAATACTCTACCCTTTATTGATAAGAATAATCCGGCGAGACTTCAGCAAGAGCATGCCAAAGGGGCCGGCCCCGCAGGTACTGCTAATGGAAATAAGCTTGTAAAGGATATTTCTTTCCTAACTACTTCTAATAACTTGGTATCTGGTATATTGACTAAAGTGGAGAAACTACTAGGATCGAAAGCATTTAGATTATTTGGAATTTACAAAACATTAAACTACTTTAATGAAGAGAGAAACAAATCCCGCTCATTTGATGGGTGCATTGATAGGTTATTAAGGTATGTGCAATTAATATTCAGCGAATCAGGTGACCAAGTAATGCAAGAGAGGTGTGCTGCCATATGCACTAATCTAGCAGGTAATGTATATAATAGTCAAGACAGGTTAAACTTTACTATAAAGAATAATGGTATCTTTAGATTAAACACAGTACAGGGTCAGATGGGATCAGGTACACCGCCAGGAGATACAACTTCAATAGCTGGTCCAGGGCCTAATACAGTACCTGGTACAGCTCCTATATCTGATCCTATTACTATTACACCTCCTAAGATTATTTCTACTGGAGAGGTTATTCCAGATTCTGAACTTTGTGAAGATGAAGAAGATTGTAAGGATCTAAACTACTAAACATCGATGACGTCATCATCATTATCAATAAGAGCTTGCATAATATCTTCTCTAGATAAAAGAACACGTGTTTGATTATCGGTAATGTTTATTCTTTCTTTACTTTCCACATCGATTTTTTTAACTTCAAGCTGTGTATCGTTTCTTTCTTTCGAAGAATGAACTTTTTGTAGTATATCTATAGCGCCTGTGGATGCTTTAATTAATTCAGCGAGCGCGGCTACGTCTCTGTTTTCGGGGGCTGAAGAAATGTAATCATTAACGTTATCTACAATATCTAACGACTTAGTAACTAATTTGCTAGATTTGTTCATAATAAACTCTTCCAAATTATCTCTATTTATTTCGTCGACTTGTTCATACTCACGAACATCTTTCTTATTACCCTTTAATTGAGTAATAATATCATTAACTGCATCATCTAGTTCTGCCATACAAGTATATTTAATCTAGTCTTGAATTTTTCACTATGTATATTATCATATAGCATATGCCAACAGTTGTAGTAAAATTTAAAAAAACTAATGAAAACGCGGTAATCCCTTTAAAGAACCATGAAGATGATACTGGAATGGATGTAACCGCTGTAGAGAGTAAGGTTATTCCAGCGAGAAAGTCTGCGGTAATAGACGTTGGGTTAGAGTTTGCTTTTATTAGTCCTAAGTTTTGGATTAAGGTAGAAGGTAGATCTGGTCTTGGATTTAAACATGGTATCTTACCTCACCCAGGTATTATTGATAATGGGTATAGGGGAGATGCTGGGGTAAAGCTTTATAACTTAACTGACACGGATTATAAAGTAGAAGCTGGTGATAGAATTGCTCAATTTGTAGTATATACTAATCATACGATTGTCTCACAAGAGGGTAAGACTGAAAAATCAGAAAGAGGGGCTAAAGGCTTTGGATCATCAGGAAAATAAATTATGGTAGATTTTGATAAAATTTGGGTAGAAAAATATCGTCCAAAAACGCTAGACGATATAATTTTGGACGATAGAACCCTAAGTATAATAAAGGAGTTTAAAAATGAAATACCTAACTTATTGTTTGTTGGTAATCCTGGGACCGGAAAAACGACACTGGCTCAGGTTATTGTTAACAGCATACTCAAATGTAACTATCTATACATTAATGCTTCTGATGAATCCGGGATTGATACAATTAGACATAATATAACTAACTTTGCTCAGACTAAATCATTTGATGGCGGTATAAAGGTAGTTATATTAGACGAGGGAGATGGTCTTACACCGCAAGCGCAAGCTGCTCTTCGTAATACTATGGAGTCGTATGCAAAGTACTGTAGGTTCATTATAACTGCAAACTATAAACATAAGATCATACCAGCTCTACAGTCTAGATGTCAATCTCTAACTATTAAACCTGTATTAAATCAAGCTGTAAAGAGATGTTATTCTATTTTACAAAAAGAAAATATTACAGTATCAGAAGATCAGAAAAAGAAGTTTGTAGAGGTAGTAAGGAAAACGTTTCCAGATCTTCGGAAGACAATTAATGAGCTTCAAAAGAATGTTATTGATTCTGAATTATGCATTACAAGTACTAGTGCTGATAATGAGCTATTGGAAACCGTCTATAAAAAGATACAATCTAAGAAGTGTTTAGATGCTAGGAGGTATCTTATTGAAAATGAAGATAGGTTTCAAGGTGATTATGATACGCTGCTGTGTAATTATTTGGACTTTATATATACTGCAACTTTAGATGATATGAAGAAAAAGGCAATGATTGCTATTATTGCAGATCATCTATATAAGAGTGCTTTTGTTGTTGACAAAGAGATTAATGCATTCGCATGTTTAGTAAATTTAGAAAATGCCTTACATTAAACAAAAACGAAGAGGGCAAATTAGCCCTGCTGTAGTTAACTTCTGTCCTGAAAATGCAGGAGATTTAAACTATGTAATTACTTTAATGATAGACAACTACATAGGTAATTACGGAGAGAATTACGCTAATTATAACGAGATGATTGGGGCTCTAGAATGCTGTAAGCTTGAGTACTACAGAAGGTTAATCTCTCCATATGAGGATGAGAAGATAAAAGAAAACGGGGACGTTTAATTTAGATCAGCCAAATACTTATTCGTATAAGCAGTTACAGCAGGAGAAGGGGTAGCAGGGTCACTTGGGATGACCGTATTTTGTTTTGGGAGATCTCTTGTTGGGTAATCAACTGCACCTGGTGCTTTTGTTTCCTCTGCTTCTTCTGGTTTAATTATTACTTCACTATCACGCCTCATCTCATCGGGGATAGGTAAGAGGTTTGGTGCGTATTGTACAGCTTGGCCTAATTCACCTGGTACAGAAGTATAATGTGTATAACGGCCGCCACCTGTATCAAGCGCAATGTTAACAACTACACCTAAAGAAGAAGTATCTGGGTTAGCTGGGTAGCGTGGTGATGTTGTGTCTTTAATGTCAACTACTCGAATATGCAGTCCTGAATCAATCATATCATCAATTTGCTGCTGAGTTGCTTTACCGAGACTCTTATACCCATCTAAGCTCTTAAAATTATCATTAAACTTAAATACATCGCCAACGAGGAAACCTCCACGCTCAAAGCGTTTCATATAATTTTCATGTAATTGTATAAATTTATTACGTGCCATAATATTATTTATACTAATCTACTATTTTTTATAGATTGGTGTGACTGATATTCTTGGGTTTATAAGTTCCTGCAGTTTTTCTAAAGCTTCTAAAATGTCTTTACGTTCTTTACTAGCTTCCCCATGGCATCTATCAATTGTAAAGGTATGTGTTGTTGCAGCTTCTATATACTCAACCCATTTATTGTCTACAATCTCATGTTTATTATGTGGATTCATGCCAAGCTTTGTTATAACTGTTTCTTTTACGTTTTTCCACACTTCATCGACACTGACTTCCACATCAATTTCCTTATTTAGGAGACCTTTTACTTGCATTGTTTTATTATAACATAGTTCCTAAAATAATAAATATACTTATGAGAGAAAAAGAAAAAGATTTCGACACCCTAGCTTCAGATATTTTGATTGAACTTTACAACGATATCAAGGAACATGAAATTGACCTAACGGATGGTGAGAATGAGGAAGAAGATGGTGAAAAACCATCTTCTGGTTTGTCTAAAAAGAAAAAAAAGCAAGTAGCAAAAAAAGCACGAAAAGGTGGTGATATAGGTAAGCCTGGTAAAGGATTTGAAAAAGTTGAACGTGCAGCAAAAAAATCAGGTAAATCTCCTAAAGCAGCTGAAAAAATCGCAGCTGCAGCTATGTGGAAGAATGTAAAAAGATAGCACATAAAAAGAGCTGTATATTAAATATAATAAATGGCTCTTATTAAGTTAACAGATATATCCGTAGATAAGAAGGATGACGCGGCTCTCGATAACGGCTATCTATATAAAGATCTTTTCTTAGATCTCGAGCTAGCTCGGTACTATAATAGACAACTAGAGAAAACCGACAATTTAAAAGACGTTGAGGGGTTATATGATTTAGAATCTATTAAAAATAGCATAGCAAATATATTCCTAACGTCACCTGGTCAAAAAATACTCAATCCAGAATTTGGTCTAGATTTAAGAAGATACTTATTCGAGCCGATGAACAGTTTCACAGTCTATGAAATTAAGGATGATATAAAAAATAACTTACCTTCACAGGAGCCTAGAATACAACTCGAAAATGTTGAAATAAAAGGTGACCGAGAAAATCAAGCTTATTATATTACCCTACAAATTAACGTTCCTTCATTAAATGCTTATGGTATTTCATTTAAGTCGCTATTAAATAGTAATGGATATTACATCTTATAATTATGCCCACTTCAAATACAACTAACGATTTTTTAAATTTTAATTTACCACAGGATGCTTATGTTGCATTTGATGCGGTTAGTTTAAAAGATTATATTATTGATAGGTTAAATGAGAATGAAAAATTTACAGATCAAAATTATGAGGGTAGTAACCTCGCTGCGGTTATAGATGTAATCGCTTATTCCTATCACGTACTTCTCTTTTATTTAAACAACACAGCTTCTGAGGTTGATTTTGACCAAGCTACTCTGTACGAAAACATGAACAGAATAGTAAAGTTAATAGGTTATAAGCCTGCGGGTAAGCAAACATCAATGGTGCCTATTAATGGGGTCGCGACCGCTGATTTAACTCCTAGTAACTACACCATTAAGAAATATTCTTATTTTCTTGCTGGTGGTGTGCAGTATAATTTTATAGATAACCTTTCTTTTGATAAGGTAGCTGCGGGTGCAGAGACACTTACTACGTTAAATAATAACGCCGTATTGTATCAAGGATCAATAGGTGAATACCCTGACTATATAGCGCAAGGTGAAAAGTTCGAAGTGCTACCTATTGTAGTAGAGAATTTGGTAAACGAAGCTGATGATCGATTTATAGCGGATAACACATTAAGTGTTGCTGTAAAGGAGACAGCAGACGATACTTATTATCAGTATAAAGAGGTAGATAGTTTATACCTTACAAACTCGGTAAATAGAGTGTATGAAAAGCGTCTAAATGAAAATGGTAATTTTGAAATAAAATTTGGTAATGGTGTGTTTGGTAAGATATTAGCTGAGGGTGATACAGTGACAGTAGATTATATTTTATCAGATAATACAGAGGGTATAATAAGCAAAAATATTATTAACGGTAATAAGCTATTTGTATATGATTCTGCTAGAAGAAGAGCTATATTTAACGATACGTTTGCAAATAAGCAAGACACAACATTTTTAGATCTTACTAATAGTGCTTATATTACATTTAACAACCCGGTTGCTTCTTCAACGCTCGCAGATGAAGAGACAGTAGATCAAATAAGACAAAATGCTCCTAAGTTATTTTCTTCGCAGCTTCGATTGGTATCAGAGAGTGATTATGAGACGTTCTTTAAAAAGAATATGGCTAATATTCTTCAAAGTGTTAAAGTAGTAGATAATGATTCCTATATTAACGAATATATAAAATATTTTTATGATATATGTGTAGATGCAAATAAGGTAAACAGTGTTATTATAAATCAGGTTAACTTTGCTGATTCATGTGACTTTAATAATATTAACGTCTTCACTGTACCTAAATTTACTTTAACTGAGGATAAGACCTACCCACCAGATCTAAGTGTCTCTTTTAAGAATTTAATCGTGGATCTTACTAAAGGTAAAAAAATAGTTTCTAATAGTGTTGTCCCAAGAGACCCTGTTTATATGGCATACGGGTTAGGTATATCTAATAAAGGCACTCTAGAAGTAAGCGATTTAGATAATACAAAGCTATATGTCGTAAGAGAGACAACCAACAAGATTAACAAAGGTACTTTAATATCTAGAGTGTCGAGTTTAATAAAGGAGTTCTTCTTAGCAAAGAATAATACTTTGGGAGAAAATTTAAAAATTATTGATTTAACTAATTCAATTTTATCCCTTGAAGGTGTTAGACGTATATATACTTCGAATAAAAGCGAAGGTGTGTCGTTTGAAGGCATTTCTTTCATATCATTTAACCCTCTATACCCTGAAAGTGATATAAGCGTAATAAATCAAGATGTAACACTACCTTACTTTAAGTTTCCATATTTGTATTCGCCTATGTCAGTAGCTAACCGTATAGAGGTAGTAGATGAATAATATAAAAACAGCATACGCGCTTTTCGATATATTCGATTATAAGAATGAGCAAGTTACTACAACTTATAATCTCCCGGTTACTCCGCTCACATTTAAGGGCAGGATACCAACACAAACATTAAGCTCTACCCCAGTCAACTCAACCAAAACGGTATTTGATTTTGGTGACGGTACAATAGGGCATGGTCTAACTAGTACACATATATACAGCAACCCTGGTCAATATAATGTTAAAATGATTATTAGAGACTGTGATAATAATGCTATTTTAGCTTCATATAACACTGACGTTACTATTACTGATTACATTGCTAATACCTTTACTGTTGTACCTAGCGCTGCTGTCGCTGGTACAGAATCATTAAGTGGGTTGGTTGCAAGTGAATGGTCTGTCCCTATTGAGATTACAATAAAGTCTCCTAATTATCAAGATTTTCAAGACTTATACTTTTCTGTATCTGGTCTTAATATTCCTAATTATTTTAATTTAGATAAAAACAAATTTAACCATCTTAAAAAATACTTTACAGTAGCTACAAGAGAATATATAGACACTCTTTCAGCCTACGAGTATGTAGATGTTGAGACAGTTTCTTTAACTTCAGCAGATGTATATGTACAGTTAAAAGGAACTAATTTAGTTAGCTCAAGTGTAAGTGCAGTAGATTCTATATTTGTTGGTAGTACTGGTAGTAATTTCGTCTACTTTAAAACTGACATGGTAGATAACGATGTCTCAAAATTTAATCTATCGTTTAACAAAGACAGATCTAATGTTTACTCACCTGGATTTGATGGATACGAAAATAATGATTATCTTAACAATTTTTTGCTATCACTATCTGCTTCTGTAAGTGCAGTAGCAGCAAATCAACTGAGTGCAATATCTATAACCTCTAATGGGTTAAGTAACGAGGGAGATGAACCGAATTCATTTCCAATAAACGATGTTCAATATAAGGGGGTTGGTATACCGTTTGTATTAAAGCCGGTTAACACTAGTTATACTGTTAAAGCA